CGATGGAAAATTATGGTATGATGTTAATTTAGGCGAAGTTGATATCATGGTCAACACTGGTACGGCCTGGGCTGGTTATTTGAATGTTTATCCTGGCACTGATCCAGCCGGTCCTATTGTGGCTGCTCTCGAACCTACTACACAAAGCGATGGTGCAGCCCTAGTTGACAACGATATTTGGATCAGCACAGCCGATACAGATAGATACGGCAAAGATGTTTATGTTTACAGTGCCATTTCAAAGAAATGGAATCTACAGGATACAAAAGATCAGGACAGCCCAGACGGATGGGTATTTGCCAATGCTCGTTGGAGTACAACAGGAACCAATGTAGATCCGGCAACTATTGCAAACCTATTGTCCAGCAATTATGTAGACCCAGATGCACCCGATCCTGCTCTATATCCAAGGGGTATTAAATTATGGAACTTACGCCGTTCTGGATACAATGTCAAGCAGTATATGGTGGGTGCAATAGACACCACTGCCAAAAATGATAGATATGGCGATGAAGATATGGCCAACTACAACCCAAATCGTTGGACCTGCGTAAGCGGCACCAACGAAGATGGTAGTGGAGTATTTGGTCGTTTGGCACAGAGAAAGATGGTTGTTAGGGGATTAAAAGCATTCATTGATGCTAATACAGGAATTAGAGATACAGATACCTTGACATTTAACTTGGTTGCTACTCCTGGATATCCAGAGACCATTGCCAACATGGTGGCATTTAATACAGATATCGGACAAACAGCATTTGTAATCGGAGATGCACCATTTAGATTAGCACCTAATGCAACTGATCTATCAGCATGGGGCAAGAACACCTCCAATGCCTACGACAACGGCGAAGATGGATTGGTAACATACGACGAATATTTAGGCGTATTTTATCCCAGTGGTTTCACCACAGACAATACCGGTAAGAAAATTGTTGTGCCACCAAGCCATATGATGCTACGCACTATTACCAATAGTGATGCTAAGAGTTATCCATGGTTCGCACCAGCAGGAACACGCCGGGGCGGCGTTGACAATGCCACATCCGTAGGATACATTGATGGTGAGGGTGAGTTCAAAACAGTAGCACTATATCAAGCGCTACGTGATGTGTTACAAAATCCAACTGAAAAGATTGCTATTAATCCTATTGCTACATTGCCGGGAGTTGGATTGGTCAATTATGGTCAACAGACTCGTGCTAAAAATGCCAGTGCATTGGATCGTATCAACGTAGTGAGACTGGTAGCATACTTGAGAAGACAGTTAGGTATATTGGCCAAGCCATTCTTGTTTGAACCCAATGATCCACAAACACGTAGGGAAATTAAATCTGCTGCTGAAAGCCTATTAATTGAGTTGGTAGGTCAACGTGCTCTTTATGACTTTATCGTAGTCTGCGATACTTCGAACAATACTCCTGCAAGAATTGATCGTAGTGAGTTATATATGGATATTGCTATCGAACCAGTTAAGGCCGTGGAATTCATTTATATTCCATTGAGAATTAAGAACACTGGTGAAATTGCTACCGGAACATAACAGGTAAATAATAAGAATAAAGGAGCATCCAGATGCCAATCGCAAGTTTAAATAGATTTACAGTGCCTTTATCAACTAACCAAAGTAGTAATACTCAAGGTTTGTTGATGCCCAAGCTGAAATATCGTTTTCGAGTTACGTTTGATAATTTCGGAGTTGCCGGCGCACCCAGCACAGAAATGACCAAACAAGTTATGAATGCAGGTCGCCCGTCGGTTAGTTTTGAAGAAATCAAACTTAGTGTTTATAACAGTACAGTTAAATTGGCTGGTCGTCATAGCTTCCAGGATACCAAAGTGGTTCTACGCGATGATGTTACTGGTGCTGTTACTAGAAAAGTTGGTGAGCAACTACAGAAACAATTTGATTTCTATGAGCAAAGTGGCGCAGCATCTGGAATTGACTACAAGTTTAGAATGCGTGTTGAAATCACCGACGGCGGAAATGGTGCCTATGAGCCAACCAGCTTGGAAAGTTTTGAATTCCTAGGTTGCTTTATTAAACAAGCCGAATACCAAGGTGGCGATTATACCAGCAATGACCCAATGGACATTTCATTGACTATTACCTATGATAATGCTATCCAACTAACTCGCCCAGGCGGAGATCGTACTGCTGGATTAGGTGTCGATGTAGGACGCACAATACGTACATTGGCCCTAGGCGGTTAATAAATCGTTTTTATCAACAAAGGCCTGGCTTAAAAACCGGGCCTTTTTATTTGACTAAATATCAGCATGAGTAATGCATTTACAAACTTTTTAGGTGGTGTAGCCAGCGGATTGCTTGGCAAGAGCGACGGTGATCTTAGAGATTACCAACATGCCAATCGTTTATATGTTCAAAATAACTACGATAGATCACCTAAAGTAGGGTTCATATACTTTGTAAATTTCAATGTTAATAAAAATATCATTAATAAATTAGATCCCTCGTACATAGCAAGGGGACTTAATGATATAGGATTCTTGGCCAAGAAGGTAGACCTGCCTAAGTTTAAAATCAACACCGAAACACTTAATCAATATAATAGAAAAACAGTTGTTCAAACTAAAATTCAATATAACGAAATTAATATCGAATTTCATGATGACAACAACAATGCCACAACAAATCTTTGGAAAAATTATTATAACTACTATTACTTTGATGGCAAGTATGGACAGGCTAGAGCAGCAGATGGTAGAATATTAGAATTTACAGATACAAAATATGGCATTACTGACTATGCTTACGGACTGAATAATTTTCAAGATAAAAATTTTTTTGATAGCATAGATATCTATGTATTACATAAAAAACGTTTTACACAATTCACACTAATTAATCCAAAAATATCTGATTGGGCACATGATAATCTATCCCAAGACGAGTCGGGAAAAATACTTGCCAATAAAATGTCTTTGGTCTACGAGGGTGTTGTATACAGACAGGGTAAAATCAAGAAAAACGACGGCTCCGGGAGATTTAGTGCTGTATATTATGATAATACTCCAAGCCCAATAAGAACCGGCGGAGGATTATTAGGAGCTATAGCAGGAGCCAACGATATATTTGGCGAGGACGGAACACTGGCTAATGCTAAAAGCCCATTGGACTTCTTGGGTGTTGCACTACAAACTAGAGACCTGGTAAAAAATGTTGGACAACTTAATAAGGCAGGTTTAAGACAAGAAGGTTATAGCATATTATCCGGGGCACTGAGCAATATATCGTCAACCGGTAATCAACCCGGCGGTGTTAGAAATGATATCAATACAGGATTAACTATAGCCGGGACCACAATACAAGAATCTGTAATCAAGGCCAAAGCTGTTGTTTTTCCAAGAACATAAATTATGCCAAATATCTATAGTAATCTTCCCTTAAAATCTACAGAGAATCAAAATGCCACTGTTCTGGCATTTGATAATTATTACGAAAAACCTCTTGAATTAGATGGCAATACTTTTGAAGCAATGAAATCATTCTTTACTAGTAGAGGATTTGAAACCAGTGCTGCTGAATCAGTAGTTGTTGTTATAATTAAACAGGCCAAAAAAGACGGCTACAATCCTATGGAAATATTAGATACTCTAAAAGGATTGAACAATGTAGAGATCAGCGCATTGGTATCTGAAATTGTTAATAATAACAGAATAAAAACCAGTTTCTTAGGTTACGGCTTGGCTTTTGAACCCAACTTCGAGGTAGCAAGAAACATAATAAACAATAAAGTAAAAAGATCGCCCCCGACATATATAATTACTAAGTCTAGGGAAATCGTAGACGAAGGACAACAGATAACATTTTTAATAACCACAGAAAATGTAAAAGATAATACAATTTTTTACTGGACATTATCGGGAACAGGTATTACTTCTGGAGACATTACAGGAGGCCAGTTAAGCGGAACGACTGTAATATCTAATTCAACTGCCTCGGTTACTGTCACCCTAGCACTAGACTCACTGACAGAAGGCAACGAAATTTTAGTATTTGAATTAAGAAAACGATTTGTTTCGGGCCCTGTTGTAGCATCGTCTAATGTTACTGTAAATGACATATCTTTTGCAACCTTGGCAGATTATATGGTAATAGAATATACATTTACAACAGGTCTTGATTTAGATTCAAAAACTCGTTTAGCAGTACCATCTGTTGCTGCTAGCAACGGAAAATTATATGTGGGGTGGAGACAAGCAACAGGGGTACCAAATGCTGATTTTGAGTTCCCTAATCCTAATATATTAAGTTGGGGTGGAGACAACATAGGTGTAGGACGTGAGTCTGCTGTATTTGATTTTAATGAATTTAAACGATTATATCCCACTACAAACAATATAGTAATTGATTGTAGAGCACTATGGTACCGTGAAGTTTCACCAGACCCAGTTGGACTAAAGATTACATTATACCAAGGTGGCACAATACAAAAAACATCAGACGAGTATGGATTTGAAAACCCTACAGCAACATCCAGCATTGTGTTAGATCTTACACTAAAATATATTACACTCTTCACGCAAGACCCCGAGTCAGTTGGAGATCGTATAGCAACTGTTAAGTATAATCTGTTGACAGGTGTTGGCTCGGTTGACTCTACCGATGATACCATATACCCACACCCATGAGTTTGAAATTTGCGCAAGGTATTTTTACACCTAAACATCCTGAAAAATATGTCGGGTCTCGACTCCCATATTGTCGCAGCAGTTGGGAAACCACCTTCTGTATGTTTTGCGACAACAATCCATCAGTACAACAATGGTCAAGCGAACCTGTAAAAATTCCCTATCGAGATCCACTAACTGGAAAACAAACAGTCTACGTGCCAGATTTTTTAATATCCTATATAGATCGTCTTCAAAAGAAACATGTGGAAATGGTGGAAATTAAACCGGCCAATCAAATGATAAAAGAACGTGTAGGAAAGAATCCCTATAACCAAGCACAGTTTGTTAAAAATCAAGCTAAATGGGCTGCTGCTTCAGCATGGTGTCAGCAACAAGGTATAAAGTTTAGAATAATCAACGAACATGACCTTTTTGTTGGAACCGGAAATAAAAAGAGATAATTAAAAATATGACTAAAAGATTGGAAGAAATTTTGAACATTGAACCCGATAACACCCCTTATATAGATCCCAAGGATGTTAAACCCGCCGATATACCGGTAATCAGTTTGGAAGATCGACTGGAAGAGTTTGACAAAATTGCCGCCGCACTGCCCAGAGTTAAAGGACTGGGCGATATCAGCGATGCCGAACTAGATGGGTTGGCAGGCAAGGCAGAACAGGCCTATGATGATCTGATGGATCTAGGAATGAATGTAGATCCAAGGTTTGGTGCTAGAATGTTTGAAGTGGCAGCACAAATGATGAATGCTGCTATCACAGCCAAAACCAACAAGATTGATAAAAAACTAAAGATGGTTGATCTGCAGTTGAAAAAACTGGCCATAGAGAAAAAGCATGGCGGAGAAAATACCACAGTGGAAGGCGAAGGCTATATTTTAACAGACCGTAATAGCATCTTGGAAAAACTTAAGAATCTTAATAAATAATACTATGTCTAAATCATTTAAAGAATATCTATCAGAGAATAAAAAGCAATACGATTTTCGTGTAAAAATCGCTGGCGACTTTACTACGGAACAGGAATCGTCTCTTAAATCTCTACTGGGAAGATATCAGTTATCTGGGTTTAAGAAAACCTCAAAAACTCCTATTCAAGAACTGCCATTGGATTTTCCCAGTATTAAAAATGCCGAGGTCAATATCTATGAGGTCACGCTGGACTATCCTACTACACAGCAGGAGCTCACAGAATACCTTGCTACTGAGTTGGGTGTAGGTAAACCGCGTTTAGTGGTACGTCGTCCCGGAGAGCCCAGTGAAGAATATCAGGAACCAGTAGAACCGCACGAAGGTGCTCTATTAGATGATCCTGATTATAAAGAAGCAGCAAATGCCCAGTTTGAAGACTATTATGGCGACAAATACAATAGTGGATTTGTTAAAGAACTAAACGATATTTTAAAACTACAACGCAAAGCCCGAGGCGAAGAAATACCTGCTACAGAATCGGTTAAATACAACACCGACAGTACAGGCAATACCGCAAGCATTTTAAAAACTGCTCCGGATCCAAGGAAATAAAATTATGCAAATGATTGATGTATTAAAGCGATTAGCCGAATTGGATTCCGCTAACCCCAATGTAATTCGCGAAGGGCAATCAAGTCCCGAACTACAACAATTACTGGCCATGCAACAGAAGTATCGTGGCACACCATACGAACAACAACTAAACAAGCGTGTTGCCAGTCAGCAATGGAGAGATGCCAATGGTAAAGGCGCTCCCGTTGACCCATCTGGTCGCCCTGTTCCTGTGTTGAGCCCGGAAGAATTTGAAAAAAAGAATCCTAATTTTCTTAAAACCAGTTCCGCAGGTGGTATGCCAACTGCCGATGCAACCAATCAAACTGCACTGAGCGAAAGTTTAGATCTAGCAGAATGCGGCATGATGCCTATGCCAGGAATGGGTGGGCAATCACATACTCCTGCCAGTATTTCTATGACAGCCAACAGTGGTCCTGAACTCAGCGGCATGTTAGCGGATATTATGAAACTAGCAGGTGTTCATCAAGTTGAACCTGCTCATTTGGGTATTGAACCCGAACACGATCACGGTGCTGAAGTAATTTCATCTGAACCCATCGAACTAGACGGTGGCGACGAAACCGAAATCATGCGCAGTATGATGGACCGCATGAATGGCGAAATGGACGGCGGCGACGAAATGGGTGATAAAGAAACAGCCGAGGGCATGTATGACAACAGCCCCAATGGCCCCGAACCCGAACAGTCATTTGACGCCAACCAGTATGCACACCAAGAAAACCAACCCGGTCAAGGTGATCGTATGGATGGTAATATGCCTCGAGCATTTGCTACCATGGAAGAAAAATTGATGGCAGACTGGAAACAGTTCGTGACCGAAAATCGTTAAAAGATAATGCAACTCGATCAAAAAGCCTCTTCGGAGGCTTTTTTTATGTAAATAAAATTATGGCCAAGAAAGACAACGAATATAAACTGGTTAAAACACCATATAGTCAGATTCAATACACCGAACAGATGATTGAGGAACTGGCGAGGTGTAAAGACCCTGTCAACGGCCCGCATTACTTTTTAGATAATTTTTTCTTCATACAACACCCAGTAAAGGGTAAACTAAAATACGAAGCATTTGAATATCAACGCAGACTGATTGACAGTTATCACGATCACAGATTTAATGTAAACCTACTACCCAGACAAACAGGTAAAACCACTACAGCAGCAGGCTATTTGTTATGGTATGCCATGTTTGTAGACAACAGTACCATACTGGTAGCAGCACATAAACACACAGGTGCTCAAGAGATCATGTTGCGTGTCCGTTATGCTTATGAACTTTGTCCCGATCATATTCGTGCAGGCTGTACCAGTTATAACAAACAAAGTATTGAGTTTGACAACGGCAGTCGTATTGTGGCACAGACCACCACAGAAACAACAGGCCGAGGTATGAGCTTGTCATTATTATACGCCGACGAGTTTGCATTCGTACCCCCAAACATTGCCAGTGAATTCTGGACCTCCATCTCTCCTACCCTAGCCACTGGTGGTAAGGCCATTATTACATCAACACCTAACAGTGATGAAGACCAGTTTGCGCAGATTTGGCACGAAGCCAACAAACGTTTTGATGAGCATGGCAACAGCACAGAAACAGGTAAGAATGGATTCTTTCCATTTAAGGCACACTGGAGCGAACATCCTGAGCGAGATGAAGAATGGGCCGAAGTAGAGCGCAGTCGCATCGGGGAAGAACGATTTAGGCGTGAACATGATTGCGAATTTTTGGTATTCGATGAAACACTAATCAGTAGTATTAAACTGGCTGGACTAGAAGGCAAGGAGCCCATAATGAAAATGGGCCAATGCCGTTGGTATAAAAAGATCAATCCCAAGCACACATATCTAGTAGCGCTGGATCCTAGTTTAGGAACCGGTGGAGATCCGGCGGCTATACAGGTCATAGAATTACCTAGTTTCGATCAAGTAGGTGAATGGCATCACAACCTTACCCCTGTACAGGGGCAAGTGCGAGTATTAAGAGATATTTGCAACTATATTAATGGCGAATGTGCAAGGAAAGGTGCCACACCCAGTCTATATTATAGTATTGAAAATAACAGTATAGGTGAAGCAGCATTGGTAGCCATGGATGAAATAGGTGAGGAAAGTGTCCCTGGATTATTTTTAAGTGAACCGGTTAAGCGCGGTCATGTACGCAGATTCCGCAGAGGATTCAACACCACACATAATAGTAAGATATCGGCCTGTGCCAAGTTAAAGCACTTGATCGAAAGCAATAGAATGACAATCAACAGTAAACCACTGATCAGCGAATTAAAAACCTATGTGGCCAAGGCACTGACTTTTGTTGGCAAATCTGGAACACATGACGATCTAGTCAGTAGTTTGCTATTGGCTATACGCATGGCCATGACACTGCAAGAATGGGATCCTAGTATCTACGATAAACTGAGAGAAGAAGCCGAGGATGAATGGATCATGCCTATGCCTATCTATGTAAATACATTTTGATATAAATACAAGATGAAAGCCATTCAGATAATCAGTCAGGACGTCTTTGACAAAATACGCAGTCGTTTCTCCAATTTAGAAATGGGCGACGAAACTGGTGCAGTAACCATTGACCCAGCAGAGGCACGTTTTTTTGATTTTGATTTTATCCACGAAGGTAATAATCTAGGTCGAGTCAGTATTAGTCTAAACGATTTAGGTAGTCTTAAAGTATATTATAGTCAAGGCATTACAGAAAATCATGATACTCCTGTTAAACAGACATGGTATGATTTTTTAAAAGAAATGCGGTTCTTTGCCATGCGTAGACTATTGAGATTTGACACTAGGGATATTGCTAAGAACAATTTAGATAAAAATGATTTCCAGCATTTAGCTGCAACCCAAGGCCCTAAGGAAGAGGAAGATATGACAACTGTAAATGAAAGTCGTTGGAACCATAAAAGTTCACGCAAAACCAGTCGTGCTGTACAGGGACGCACTGAAGTCATTGTTAGACATCACAAACCAGTAGATGAAGAATTTGCTGGGTCACGTAGCCAACGTAAAAACATCAAGGCAATTTTTATTCAAAACAAGGATGGTGAACGTTTCAAGTATCCTTTTATACATTCAGCAGGCGCATTTGCCATGGCACAACACGTAGATCACGGTGGCGCTCCACATGACCCAGCAGGCCGTGCTATTATTAAAATGAGTGAAGAAATTGCTCAATTAGGCGAATTTCAAAGAAAAGTACAACATCAAACACTACATGACGATGCTACAGGAATAACAGAGAGGGCCGTAGGCCGACTACAAGAACTAAAATCGAAAATTGCAGCAATAGGCAAGCGTCAACATTATGAATCATGGATGGAATCATTTGTAGAGCAAGAACAATTGGACGACAACATGGCAGAATTAGATGCTGTAACCATGGAAGACTACAAGAGTAAATTTACACAGAAAAATTTCCAAGAAGAACTTACACAATATTTTCCATTGATACATCGCATCATGAGCGAAAAAATCGAATTAGAAGATTTAGTTAAAGAAGAAGATAGTGAAGAAGACAAAGAAGACGAAGATCAAGTTAAAGAAAGCATATTCAAAGAATTTGAAGATTGGGCAGATGCAACAGAAAAGGGCGAATTAACCGACGATCAAGTTGAGGCAATGAAACAGGCATTAGAACAGCTACCGGAACCGTTACAACTAGGCCCCAATGGAGAAACAGCCATAAACTTTTTCAGCGAATTAGGATTAGACAACGAAGAATTAAATCAAAACTTTGAAGACGAAGCAAGAATTGACAGTTCAGCAGATCCTATGACGGATGTATTTGTTCCTTGGGCTCAAGAAAATCAGCCAGGCTTATTAGACAAATTAGGCATTAATTATACAGATGCAGAAGGCCAATCACCTGTACCCGTAGCGGATGCCGGAGCAGAAGCACCTCCGGCTCCACCTGTACCACCTGCGCCGGAGACAGAACAGCCCACTGCAGAAATGACACAACCAGAAGGTCGTGGAACTGCTACTGTGCATGGTATCATGTCGGCAGAGAACGACGAAGGCACATGGCCCAACAGCACCATGACAGCAGAAGGTCGGTCGGGTATGGTTCAAAAGATTGCTGAGATTGTCAAGAGTCGTTTCAACGAAGACAACCCCGATGTAGGCGCATTTAGAGATCCTGAAAACATTGCCACTGAAGTTAAGAAGGAAATTTCTGAAAAATACGGTGATGAAATGGGCGAACGTGCCAGAGAAATGGCCGAACAATTTATGGAAAAACTCACACGTCGTTGGGCCAAAAAACATGGCAAGGTCAATGATACGGACGGCTTGGCTCGTATTAAAGAACTAATTGGAATGCCAGTAGAACCGGAAATGGAGGAAGGTGCTATGAGTGAAAATGATATTGACTTTCAAAATGATCTACCTGAAATGATTGCTGCACTGCGTAGCAAGCGAGTCAATGCAGGAGATATGCGTCGTCAATTTGGAAGCAGTTGGAAACATTTAGTCGGTATGACACCCGCGTTTGCTGGCAAGAATCCCACCAGAACCGAAATATTAAAAACAGCTATGGAACTGCAAAGTGAGCAGGAACCGGAGGAGCCCTATGCTGATGATTATGCCCCCGGACACAGTGATGGTGCCCATGACGATATGGATCACGAATTTAATCAGTCTCGTGAGCGTGGGGAAATGGAAAGCATATTGAAATTGGCTGGATTGAAATAATCTGGCAATATTTGAGGTTGCGAGATAAATAAAGTTAGTATACAATTACTGTATGCTAACTTTTTTCTTTTAGTCAGTGGGCTATAAGAAATGGCATAAAATAGGCACATAAACATCAAGGAGAAATATTATGGCTACTCTTGCAGAAATTCGCGCTAAACTTCAACAATCCAGTCAGCAAACTATCAGCACTGGAGACAACGCAATTTATCCACACTGGAACATCCAAGACGGACAAACTGCTACCGTTCGATTCCTTCCGGACGCAGACTCAAATAACACTTTTTTCTGGGTTGAACGTAACCTAATCAAATTGCCTTTTGCTGGCGTCAAAGGCGAGACCAACAGCAAACCCGTCCAAGTCCAGGTCCCCTGTATGGAGATGTGGGGCGAGACTTGTCCTATTCTCACCGAAGTTCGTCCATGGTTTAAAGACAAGAGCCTGGAGGAAATGGGTCGTCGTTATTGGAAAAAGAAATCATATTTGTTCCAGGGCTTTGTTACTGATAGCAAGTACCAGGAAGACAAGACACCAGAAAATCCCATCCGTCGATTTATCATCGGCAGCCAAATCTTTAACATTGTTAAGAATGCACTGATGGACAGTGAGATCGAAGAACTGCCCACCGACTATGTTCGTGGGCTGGACTTTAAGATCGTTAAAACCAGCAAAGGTGGCTATGCTGACTACAGCACCAGCAACTGGGCTCGTCGCGAACGTGCTCTAAATGAAGCAGAACAGGCTGCTATTAAACAGTATGGTTTGTTTAATCTGTCAGACTTCCTGCCTAAAAAACCAGGCGCAGTGGAACTCAAGGTCATGAAAGAAATGTTCGAAGCGTCAGTTGACGGCGAGGCATTTGACATGGACCGTTGGGGTTCTTACTTCAAACCCGCAGGTATGGGCGGTGGTGGTGCTGCCACTGGTGCCAAAGGATCTTCAGCAGAGGTAGATGACGTCCCTTTTGAAGCCGCGGCAGCAACGCCCTCCCGAGTTGTTGCCGCTCCAAGCAAACCAGTTGTCGAGGAGCAAGAACCTGTTGCCGAATCAGACTCGGGCAGTGAAGCCAGCAGCCGTGCTGCGGACATTATTGCAATGATTCGCAAGCGTCAGTCTAACTAATAGGAGATTGAATCATGACTAAAAAAACAATCTCTAAAATTGGCGATAAATTGGCAAAAATTGGCGAGTCGTTTACTGTGAACATGTACGACAATGGCTACATGTTTGAAGTAGGTGGTCGAGACAGCACCGGTGATTATAAGAGTGTAAAAATTCTTGCTCCAACTACGGAACAACTGGTACTGTTGATCAAAGAAGCCATCGAAATGGACAGAGACGAATGACCAAGGCCTTTGACATCTCAAAATTTCGTAAAAGCCTTACCAAGTCCATTGACGGGCTTGGTATTGGTTTTAACGATCCTACTGATTGGGTCAGTACAGGCAATTACGCCCTTAACTATCTAATCAGTGGGGACTTTTTCAAAGGCATTCCGCTGGGCAAAGTCACTGTATTTGCTGGCGAAAGTGGTGCTGGTAAGAGTTATATCTGTTCCGGCAACATTATTCGGCATGCACAAGAACAAGGCATTTATGTTGTTCTTGTTGATACAGAAAATGCTCTGGACGAAAAATGGCTATTGGACTTGGGTGTGGATACACACGAAGATAAACTGCTTAAACTCAACATGGCCATGATTGATGATGTGGCAAAAACCATTCATGAGTTTATGAAAGAATACAAGGTCATGCCCGACACCGAGCGTCCTAAAGTTCTTTTTGTCATTGATAGTTTGGGCATGTTGTTGACTCCTACTGATATTAATCAGTTTGAAGCAGGTGATTTGAAAGGTGACATGGGTCGTAAACCCAAGGCCCTGACTGCACTGGTTCGCAACTGTGTTAATATGTTTGGTAATTATAATGTAGGCATGGTTTGTACCAATCATACCTATGCCAGCCAAGACATGTTTGACCCCGATGACAAGATCTCAGGTGGTCAAGGTTTTGTCTACGCTTCCAGTATTGTTGTTGCTATGAAAAAACTCAAACTCAAAGAGGACGAGGATGGCAACAAAGTCACGGATGTGTTGGGCATCCGGTCGGCCTGTAAGATCATGAAAACTCGTTATGCTAAACCATTTGAAAGTGTCCAGGTTAAAATTCCCTATTCAACAGGCATGAGTCCTACCAGTGGACTTGTTGATCTATTTGAAAAATTAGGAATCTTGACAAAAAGCGGAAATAAGTTACAATATGTCAGTAAGAAGACCGGGGAAATCAGCAGTGAATTCCGTAAAAACTGGACAGAAGATAAATTAATGACCATCATGTTGGAATGGGACAATTCAATTGTGACCGCTCCTGTAACTGTTGAAGAAACTGAGGAATAAAAAATGGAAGAAGATCTCATCATTGAAATTTGGGACACATTTAAAGAATATGTTCCAGAAAAAAATCGTGATAATGCTGCAGCACACTTTATCGATTTTCTCATCGGCCGCGACGTGGAAATGAGTGTGATTGAAAGCCTGTCTGGCTTTGATCCTCATCTTGACAATGCTATTGAAACTGTCATGGACGAAGAAAATGGCTATGTCGATAACGAGGATGATGACGCAGATTGGGATAGGTACGACGACGACGAGGATCATTAATGACTTGGTATAGCCAAGTCAGTAAAGATATTGCACACCTCCCGGACTGTTTAACTTATTTTTATAACGAACTAGATCGGGCCCGCCAAGAAGTCAAAATCCACGGTATAGTGGAGCGGGCTTCGGCGGCCTTGCCCGGTATTGTTGAACAGAGATTCAATCAACTTCAAGAAATTGAGGCTGTGCTGGAATATCTCAATATTGAACTGCGCCGCATACGATCTAAAGCATTTAGAAAGTATTTGGAAAACTATCAACGAGCACTTAGTAGTCGTGATTGTGAAAAATATGTGGAAGGTGAGGCAGATGTAGTTGATATGGAGAAAATCATCAACGAATTTGCCATGTTGAGAAATCAATGGCTGGGCATTATCAAGGCACTGGACATCAAAGGCTACCAAATTAATAATATTATCAAACTGCGAGCCGCTGGGCTGGAAGATATTGCTCTTTGATCAAATCTCCTGTATAATAAACTCATGAACATCGAAGATCTTGTTGCTTTTTCCATCAGACACCCGGTTCCCCTGAACTCTTGGGACAGTCGTATGATGAATAGTATCTACGAACAGATTGCGTTTAAAAACAGCCTGACTGAAAAACAAGGTGCTGCTGTGGTAAAAATCTTAAAAAGATATCACTCGGCAATTTCCACTTACGCAGGACAGGATATTTTGCAATATTTGGAAAATCCCTCATATCGTCTGGGCATTAGAAAAATCAACACTGTCAAACGCATCACCATTGTTGACCATGAGTTATATGAACGTGCCATCCAGGTGCAATTTCCATTTGAACAAAACATTATCGAAGCCATCAAAGATAAAAAAAATATCAATCACGCAGGCCAGTGGGATTCTGAGAAAAAATCATGGATTTTTCCTCTAAGCGAATACAGCATTGCTCATTTGAAAAATATCGCCCAAGAAAACTCTTTTGAAATGGATGCAGAATTTGCTTCTTACGTTGAACAATACAATTCTATTGTCAAAAACATAGAGCAATACATACCTTTACTACTGGCAGAAAATGGAGAGGTAAAAATTCGCAATTTTGATGAAAAATTGGTGAATTTTTCGTCGGAAAATATCTTAAAATCTGTCTTTGAGGCAAGAAAATTAGGAGTTTTGACCTGGGGTGAAAACATTGAGGAATACCTCAAAACAGATGAAATTGATCAAAACACCAGAGATTTCTTACGAAGTGATCCCAGTAAAGATTTCCATATCAACAGTGAAAAATACGACATTTTTTCACTGAGTGATATAGTAAAATACATGACTCCAACTTTGTTTATTATTCCCGGAGGCAGTGAATTAGAAAAATTACAAACCTGTTGTGATTTCTTAACCAATATAGGAATTGTCTCAAATGAAATCAGTGTGATGTTTAGAATGCCCAAAGAAACTCACGAAAATTTCAATAATTTTGTGAAAAATTCCGGTTTTAACAATCCCATCACAACAGATACTCGTGCTGTGTTTATCAGCGGAAAGTTTCCTAAACCTGTGCTTAAATCTGGAATCAAATTTCACACAGTGATCAATTTGGGTTTTGATAATGTACATTACAGCATGAGAGATTTTGTGAAAAATCACGAAAATTTGGTTTATTACACTGAAAAAATCAACCCCACACAAACGGAATTTACATGGCTTCTTGCAAGGTAATAATCAAAGACGAAGTCAACGTTAAGCTCGAGAATCTCGATCTTGACACCCGTAAAGCACTGGTCAAAAAATTCAAATATGAGGACCCCAGTGCTCGTTTTCGTCCTAGTTATCGGCTAGGCCGGTGGGATGGTAGTATCAGTTTCTTCGGTCTGGGCGGAACCACCTATATGAGCATGTTGCCACAGGTCTTGGAGTATTTAGAAAGCAAGAATTTCTATATTGAGCTGGAAGATCACCGCGATCCCATCAACTTGGATTTTGAAGCTATTACCACAGAATTTTGGGGTGATTTGACTTGGCCAGAAGGACACCGTTTTGCTGGCCAACCTATTAGATTACGTGAGGATCAAGTTGATGTTATCAACATGTTTCTCAAACATCCACAATGTATTCAGGAAATTGCCACCGGTTTTGGCAAAACCATTACCACAGCAACATTGAGTAAAATCTGTGAAAAATTTGGTCGTACAATTACCATTGTTCCTAACAAAAGCCTGGTAGAACAAACCGAAGAGGATTTTATTAATTGCCAATTAGACGTGGGAGTTTACTACGGAGACAGAAAAGATCTAGATAAAACCCATACAATCTGTACTTGGCAAAGTTTGAATATACTGGATAAAAATACCAAAAATCACGACGAATTTGCTGCTGCAAAATTGGAAGAATTACTGAACAATGTTCAAACTGTTATGGTGGATGAAGTGCATATGGCCAAGGCCGATGTGTTGAAAAACCTGCTGACTCGCAACTTGTCCCAAACTCCGATTCGATGGGGACTGACCGGAACTATCCCTAAAGCCGAACATGAATTCCAGTCCATCAAAGCCAGCTTAGGCGAAGTGGTAAATCGTGTTCAAGCACACACTTTGCAGGAGTCCGGAGTACTGAGCCAATGTCATGTAAATATTGTTCAGACTGCCGAATGGAAAGAATTTCGTAGCTATCAAGAAGAATTAAAATACCTGGTCACCGATGAAGTCAGAATGACTTATATCGCTGAATTGATCAGTCGTATTGCTGAAACTGGCAATACACTGATCCTGGTAGACCGAATTGAAAGTGGTAAGTTTTTAGTTGAAAATTTACCAGAAAGTGTTTTTGTATCCGGCGAAGTCAAAACAAAAAATAGGAAAGAACACTATGATGAAATTAAGACTGCCGACAATAAAATTATCGTGGCCACTTATGGCGTTGCTGCCGTTGGGATTAATATTCCCAGGATTTTTAATTTGGTCTTGCTGGAACCAGGAAAAAGTTTTGTCCGAGTTATTCAAAGCATTGGACGAGGAATTAGAAAAGCCGACGACAAAGACTTTGTAAACATACACGACATCACTGCGGCTTCCAAATATGCCAAACGCCATCTTACTGAACGTAAACGCTTCTACAAGGAAGCACAGTACCCCTTTACCATAGAAAAAGTCAAATACCAATGAGAATACTAACACTTGACAATGAGATGTTCAGCTTGAACGATTTACCTGATGAAATTGAAGAAGATTTACGATTTGCTGTGCTGGACAATAGCGACAGCAGCAATCCGGATCATTTTTTCATTCCACTGATCTTTTTGGAGAGCTTTACAGGACCTGCTGTTGTACTGAAAATTGGAGACCATGAACTAACCATGCCGCTGGATTGGTGTACTATTGTAGGCGACCCCGAAGGTCCGGAAATGGAAGTACTGCCATTGACCAGTTTGAATGATAGAGGATTTCAAACATTTTGTTTTAATCCACTGGGCAGTTATAGACCAGAATTTTTTGATATTGACATCATTGATGTTTACCAAGATGTTAAATGGTATTTTCCCAAGATGAAACCGGGGCAACTACTGTGTACTCCGTTGCATGAAGGTCCTAATCCTGCCTGTGCTTATTTTGTCAAAGAAGTCAGTCGGCAAAGTGAACTAATTAGTTATTCGGCCTGTTGGTAAAATGAAACAAGAATTGCATTCGGTGAGTGAACGAAGAAAAAATTTATTGGATGAGATCAGAGAAAATCAACTCTGGGGCAATATTCATCGAGCGGCTCTAACCAATCCCGCTTTACAAGAAGCCCTGGAACGTGTTAAAGTAATATATTATTTGAGTAAAGAAAATGGCCGCAGCAAAACTTGATATCAAACGAGAACTGGCAGCAGTAGACACACGAAATTACGATTTCTATGACAATCTCACTCCAGAAGAACAGAAAGCCTTTAGTCCCTATATACTGATGCGTTATGTATCAAATACCACAGGCGATCGTGATATACAAGAATGGTATTTGGAAAATACCAATGAATTTGTCAATAAGAATCATTGGACACTAAGTAAAAATCATAAATCTCTATTGTGGAAATTGTTTGCTGCCACCGGGGGTGGATCATCAACATATCATCCCTACATGGCAGCAGGCAAAAAGGAAAAAGTCAGCAAATTTGAAAATCTACTGGCGGAAACATATCCTGCCAAAAAGATAGAAGACATTAAATTGCTGGCCAGTCTAATGACTCAAGAAGAACGACAGGAATTTTTTGATAACCTTGGGTTTGATAAAAAACAAAGGAAAGAATATGAGTAAAGAAACTGATATATTTGATCACAAACAAATTAAAAAAGTGAATATTGATTTCAATGACGGCCATTGGAATGCCAAAACACACTATATGATTGTGACATACAATACAGACTCCCCGGTGGGAATTTCTGCTAAATTAGTTCCGTACTATCAAGAAACAGAAATAACAGATGTGTCATTGGCCGAATCAATACTGAATCAATTTAAAATCCATAAATGATATCACCGGTGAATCAACCTTTTAATTGTGTTCACTGCGGCACAAGTTTCATGAAAGAAAAAACTCTCATGGCACATATGTGCGAGAAAAAGCGTCGTGCCATGCAGCGTGATGAAAAACGAGTGCAGGCCGGGTTCATGGCATTTAATCGTTTTTGGCAATTGACACAGGGTGCCAAAAAACTCAAGACCTATGAGGAATTTTGCGACAGCAGTTACTACAACGCCTTTGTAAAATTTGGCAGTTTTGTCAACAATGTCAATCCACTATATCCAGATCGCTTTGTAGATCATGTGATCAAAAGTGGAGTTAAATTGGACCATTGGTGTAGAGATGAACTATACGACACTTATCTATATGACATGTTGAAAATTGAACCGGTAGAAAGTGCTGTGGAACGCAGCCTAAAAACCATGATGGAATGGGGCGACGAGCAAAATGCTGAATTTGCTCATTATTTTAACTATGTCAGTTTAAGTCGAGCAGTATATGATATACGCAATGGAAAGATCAGTTGCTGGATGGTATTAAATTCATCCAGTGGCAAAGATATGATCAGTAAAATGAGCGACGAACAACTGGAAATGATTGCTCCTGCATTTGATGTGCCTTATTGGATTAAAAGGTTTAGAGAATTACCAGCAGATGTTGCTTTGGTACGAGAAATATGTGATGAGGTGGGAATAAAATGAGATTAGAAGGTTTTGTAGAAAAAGGGTGGGGACACGAATTAATTTGGGCCACCAATGACAAGTATTGTGGAAAATTATTAAAGTTTAACAAAGATGCCAGATTCAGCATGCACTTCCATGCTGAAAAAGATGAAACTTGGTATATATTAGATGGGCGTTTTGAAGTTTGCTGGATTAATACCCGGGATGCTACTACGGATAGACGTGTTCTAAATGCTGGAGATACTTGGCGTAATGAGCCGCTATTCCCTCACCAAGTAATTTGTATTGAGTCAGGAACCATTATTGAAGTCAGCACACCCGATAGTGTAGAAGATAATTATCGAGTAGGCAAGGGTGATAGTCAGAAATGAAAATTTTAATTACAGGGCATCGAGGCTTTATCGGAAAAAATTTAGTAGAATATCTGAAAGATCACGAATTGTCTTTTTATGAACCAGGTGATGCTCTTCCGTCAGTAGATGGGTTAGATTGGGTAATTCACCTGGGTGCGTTGACATCCACTACTGAAACAAATGTAGAATTGGTACTTGAAAACAACTACGACTTTAGTAGATGGTTAGTCAATGAATGTTTAAAATACAATGTAAATTTTCAATATTCCAGTTCTGCCAGTGTATACGGACAGAATAAAGACTTTAACGAAAATTCTCCTGTGAATCCCCAAAGTCCCTATGCTTGGAGTAAGTATCTATTTGACAGATATATAACACACACAGCAGGTAATTGGCCTATTAAAGTACAGGGATTTAGATATTTCAATGTATATGGCCCCCATGAGGATCACAAGGGCAATCAAGCAAGTCCTTATCATAAGTTTGAAAAACAGGCCAAAGATACTGGTGTAATAAAACTGTTCAAAGGCAGTGACAAATTCTCCAGAGATTTTGTGCCAGTCGAAACAGTTTGTAAAATACATAAACATTTTTTAGGTGTATCAGAAACTGGAATTTGGAATATAGGTACCGGACAGGCCACTTCATTTGAAAATGTTGCAAGAATGATTGCTGACAAATATAATGCACATATAGAATATATTCCTATGCCTGAAAATCTAAAACACCAATATCAGGAATTCACCTGCGCAGACGTGGGATTATTAAGAAAGCATTATGATATATGAAAATATTTGTCAATGGAACCTTTGATATACTACATATAGGGCATTTAGGACTTTTAGAATACGCATATGATTTAGGCAAGATACTGACCGTTGCCATAGACAGTGATCGTCGTATTCAAGAATTAAAAGGTCCTACCAGACCCATACATACCGAACATGAACGCAAAACCATGTTGAACTGTCTATACATGGTTGACAAGGTATATGTGTTTGACACTGACCAAGAACTGGTAGAACTAATTAAAAATCACTGCGATATCATGGTCAAAGGCAGCGATTATCGAGGTCGGCCTATTATAGGTGAACAATATTGTAAAGAGGTAAAATTTTATGAGCGAATTGAAAAATACTCAACCACCGACACCATTCAACGTATTATTGATCGGCGATAGTTGTACCGATGAGTACTATATTGGGCACTGCGACAGACTAAGTCCCGAAGCACCTGTTCCGGTGATGAAAATTGTTGAGCATTACAATTTGCCCGGCATGGCAGGCAATGTACGATCTAATTTTACTGCACTTGGTATTGATGTTGAATATATTACCAATAACGAAAACATTGTTAAAACTCGTTATATAGATCAACGGTCGGGACAACATTTATTACGTGTAGATTCTGAACCATATGTCCGCGAATGGGACGGCCTTACCTTATGTAAATTATTTGAATATGACGCTATTGTTATTTCAGATTACAATAAGGGATTTATCAACTATGAACAAATTGGAATCATACTGAAAGAATGTCAAGTTCCGGTATTCATAGACACTAAAAAAACCGAACTGGCTAGAATGAATGGCGCGTTTGTAAAAATCAACAGCAAAGAACACAGCCTGGCAAAAAGTTATTCAGACAACATGATCATCACACTGGGGGATCGTGGTGCCAGTTATCAAGGTAAGATCTATCCTGCTCCACGAGTAGAAGTCAGTGATGTGTGCGGTGCCGGCGATACATTCCTTGCTGCACTGACTTATCGATATCTCACAACTGGCGACATAGAATCTGCCATAGAATTTGCCAACATAGCAGGCAGCATCACTGTTCAACATCGCGGAAACTACGCACCTACCTTAGAGGAAATTCGTGGACATTGACATTGATTTTGCAGATAGAAATTCTGTTCTAGAAATCGTCCAGCATATCCCTGCCAGTCTTGATGGAACTAAACGACACAACACTGGAGTATATTGTCATGAAATTCCTGTTAATCCGCTAACAGGAACAGCCAGTATCGATTATAAGACTGCAGAATCTAGAGGATATTTTAAAATAGATTTTCTCAACGTCGGTGTTTATAAAGATGTTCGAGACAATGATCATTTAGAGTCATTAATGAATACCGAACCTCTTTGGGATTTACTGGAACAGGATGAATTTGTTGATTTGCTGTTTCATGTCAACGGACACGGATCAATACTACGCCAAATGAAACCAAAAAATGTAGAACAACTCGCTGCGGTATTGGCCATGATCAGACCGGCTAAAAGACATCTCATTGGACAAGACTGGGATACTGTAATGAAGGAAATATGGGTCAAACCTGTCAATGATGAATATTACTTCAAAAAGTCACATTCGCTGAGTTATGCCATGGTGGTCGTAGTTCATATGAATTTGATCTGTGAAAGCATCAGTTACGATTACTCTTAGGTACTCTGACCAGCTGAATACTTTTTCTTTTCACACGTTTTTCTGCTATTTCGCTGAGATTTACAATAGGACCAAAAATAACCTCAACATCCTTGCTGTTGAATGTTTTGATCACATAGCGAAACACCGTCATTTCATTTTTTAAAAAAATATTTATAGGTATTCGTCTATTGCTTTCCCACCACCATACATCACCAAGTTCTAAGAAGTGATTTTTCCCCGCATCATCTTTGATAATTGATATATCATATATACTGACCACATATGAATCAAAATTAATGATAATTCCTACATATTCTATTTCGTTGGATCGAATACAGGATATAAAAGGATAGTTGGCCCGAAACTGGTTGTGTATACTCATTGATTAAAGAATAAATACCGTTATGCAAAATTTGCCAATCTATTTATATGACAATCAACTGGACGTAATATTAGATTTGGATGCTAATACACCCGGAGTCTATCAAATAATGTATCAACGAGATCTCAACATTCAAAAAGGTGTTAAAAACCAAATACGCATTCAGTTTAAAAACAGCGATCAAAAGCGTATATCAATTTCCAACACACAAACATATGTGTTCAACATGTTTGATGCCATTACTCAGCGTCTGCTGATAGAAAAGCAATTGCAAGTATTGGATACCGCAACTACCAGCACCAGAGGATTGGCATTGTTAACATTGACCGAAAGTGATACCATGGATTTGAATAAATCCAGCTATACCTGGAGTGTAAAGACACTGGGCAGCGACGGAAGCTATACACCTGCATATGCCAACACCTATTACGGAGTTGCTGGGACACTGAATGTACTCAACGACATCTATCCTGTTCTACAGCCCAGTCAAGAGATAGTGTCTTTCAAACCCAGCTTCAATGCCAATAGCAATCTCTATGAACACAAAAGTGGAAATGTTTATGCTTATCCAGAATACAATTCCAATCAAGCACTGCACACCATGGCTATGTACATGACCCGATACCGTGGAACTGTTTATATACAGGGCACACTGGACAATACACCGGCCAGTTTTGGTAGATATGCTACCGTAGCTACTAGAAATTACACAGGATTCAGCGGCATAGACTATGTGAACTTCAATGGTGTGTTTAGTTTTATTCGTATCATGTATGTACCTGCTGTTGCGCCTGCCGAATCAACTAACAATAATCCCACTTTCTTCGGAAGTTTTGACAAAGTCCTGTATAGATGCTAAAATAACATGTGGACTTCCCATCGACAATATTATCTCTAATACCAGGACGGCGTAAACCTACACCCAGCGGCTGGTTGAGTTTTAACTCGGTCTGCTGCCATCATAGAGGACAAGCACCGGATACACGCGGGCGCGGCGGCATATTGATGACCGCCGAAGGTGGGTTCACTGTTCACTGCTTTAATTGCGGATTCAAGGCCGGATGGAATCCAGGCCGACTGCTAACCGCCAACACCAAAAGATTATGTCAGTGGTTGGGTATGGATGCCGACACTATTGGCAAATTGACACTGGAACTGATGCGTCAACAAAATTACACAGCACCGACAAAAACTCTGTTGAATTTTGCTTTGGAAGATAGAGAATTACCACCCGATACTCGTACATTGAAAGAATGGGCATTGACCGATCCAGAAGAACCTGTGATAAAAATGTTTGAATATCTAATCACCAGAGGCATGAATATAGATTGGTATCCTTGGATGTGGTCTCCTGCAGATGGATATAGAGATCGACTAATCATACCATTTTATCACGATGGACGCACGGTGGGGTTTACTGCCCGTAAAATTGTACCAGGCAAACCAAAATATCTAACCACAAGCCAACCTGGTTATGTGTTTAATCTGGACGCACAAACTGCCGACTACAACCGCAAATATGTTATAATAGTGGAAGGACAGTTTGATGCTATTGCTGTGGATGGTGTGGCCATAATGAGCAATGAGCCTAGTGAAAATCAAGCAGCAAGAATTACCGCATTAAATAGAGACACCATTGTTGTACCCGACCGAGATGCTGCCGGTGCTGCTATGATTAAATCTGCATTAGACCATGGATGGTCAGTCAGTATGCCGCCATGGGAGTCACATGTTAAGGATGTAGCCGATGCTGTATGTCAATACGGCAGACTCTACACAATGGCCACTATATTACACTATAGAGAAACTAACCCTATTAAAATTCAACTACTACACAAGAAACTGTCTAATGCTAACTAAAACACTCAAGCCCAACTATAATTTTGATGTACAGAAAGAATTTCTGGAACTGTTTTTAGGTGATGCTGAAACTTTCATGCGTTGTCAAAATATCTTTGACTCGGCAAACTTTGATCAACGATTACAACAGGCCGCCGAATTTATTACCCTATATGTAGATAATTATCGAGTCATGCCCACAGTATCTATTGTGAATGCCAACTGCGGAACCGAATTCAAAGCAACCAGTGTGGCCAAAGAAAACTACGAATGGCTAATGGATCACTTTGAACAGTTCAGTAGACACAGAGCATTAGAGCGGGCCATTTTGTCCAGTGCTGATTTGTTAGAAAAAGGTGATTATGGTCCTGTGGAAAAACTCATCAAGGATGCTATACAGATCAGCTTGAACAAGGACATGGGCACTGACTATTTTGAAGATCCTAGAGAACGACTGACCAAACTGAAGGACGGTAATGGACAAGTCAGCACAGGTTGGCCTACCATAGACAAAAAACTCTATGGAGGATTCAATCGCGGCGAACTGAATATTTTCTGTGCCGGATCGGGTGGTGGTAAGAGTTTATTCCTGGCCAATCTTGGAGTGAACTGGGCACTGGCCGGTCTCAATGTTCTGTACCTAACATTTGAGTTGAGTGAAGGACTGGTCAGTATGCGACTGGATTCCATGACCACAGGTATCTCGACTCGAGAGATTTTTAAGAACATTGACGACGTTGAACTCAAAGTAAAAATGGTAGGAAAACGTGCCGGGAACCTACAAGTCAAGTATATGCCCAGTGGAAAAAATTGTAATGATATTCGCGCCTATTTGAAAGAATATCAGGTCAAAAAAGGCGTAAAACCCGACGTATTATTAATAGATTACCTGGATTTGATGATGCCTTTAAGTGTGAAGGTCTCGCCCAGTGATTTGTTTGTTAAAGACAAATATGTATCAGAAGAGATCAGAAACTTGGCTATGGAGACACAATGTGTCACAGTGACAGCCAGTCAGTTGAATAGATCGGCAGTGGAGGAGATTGAGTTTGATCACAGCCATATTTCGGGTGGACTCAGCAAGATCATGACAGCAGACAATGTGATTGGTATCTTTACCAGTCGTGCTATGAAAGAACGGGGTCGCTATCAAATACAGTTTATGAAAACTCGCAGCAGCAGTGGTGTGGGACAAAAGGTAGATTTGGAATTTAACTTAGACACTCTACGTATCACCGACTTGGGTGAAGAGGAAAGCGAGCCCAGTTTTAGAGAACAATCCAGCAATGTAGTGAATAATCTCAAACGAACCAGTGTGGTTTCCACTGCCAGTGGAGGATTAGATGATGTTGATCCTAATGCAGGAATTGGATTCCGCAAACCCATAGCCAAAGCTGCTGCCCAGGCTCCGCTGATTCGTTCTATGATGACCAAATTAAATCCCGAAAAGGATTAGAAATAATAGTCAACTAAAAACTTGGTGCTTTGTTCTAATGCTGCTTGCCATTGCTGTTCGAGCGGAACTGAAAATACTATTTCAAGAGTAGCTGGCATTATTTGCCATCTATAGGGAACAGGACACTCGGCATATAATTTAGGATCTAACATTTGATTCAGCATCAGGTTGTCCCACCACCAATGCCCTGCACAGGCCTTAAAATACTCCGGGCCTTGATTTTGAGCTATGGCTGCTAATACACTGATATCATTGGTTACTCCGATATCATCAGTGAGCTGGACAGTATTGACAGAACTCCAATCTAAACTGTGAATCATATGTATTTTGTCAATATTGGTATTACCGCCGTAGAATACAGGATGACTGGTATCAAACTCTACACCAAGATTTTTACTAATGGCAGCTAAATCCAACTCAGGAGACAGCTTGCTAATTTGCAACCCTATAGCTATGTTATCTCCATGCGTAGCTACTAAAACAACTGACCGATCTCCTAGATTATCCTTGGGATTACTGGGATTTGACACCATAAGGTGGCCTAAATAATTTCTCTTAATCATAAACATATTTAATCCTAATAAATATTAGTCTATGAAATTATCACAGGTCATTGCTCCTGCTATAGAGCTACACAGCACACTTAATCCGCAATTATGGTCTGGAGAAAAACTACGACCGGAAGTACGTTCTGCACTAATAAAAATTGCCCGGTCATTTCAAAAATTTGTCGATGTGCCTTTTCAAGTTGAAGATATCATTGTTACAGGCAGTAACGCCAACTATACTTATACCAAATACAGTGACCTTGATCTACACCTCATAGTGGATCTCAGTCGTGTAGAATGCGAGCGTCAAACAGAAGAACTATTTGATACTAAACGATTACTGTTTAAACGCAAACACTCAATTACTATACGAGATATACCTGTAGAAATCTACGTGGAAAATATCAATGAGCCAGTAAAAGGTGCTGTATATAGTTTATCTAAAAATAGTTGGATCACTCCCCCTGAACAACAAGATCAACCCGACATAGACTTTGCTGCTGTAGAACGCATGACTCGTATATGGGGCAGATTAATCCAACGTGCTGTAATACATGCTCACCTGCCCACTTGTGAACGACTAATGGAACTACTAAGAAACTACAGACGCATGGGATTGAATACACCGGACGGTGAATTCAGCAAGGGCAACCTAGTCTACAAGAGCCTACGCAACAGCGGCAGTGTAGAAGCACTGGCCGTGATGTTAGACCGACTACATGATCAGCGACTAAGTATTAGTCAATAACCTAAGGATTAATACATGCCCACAATATACATTGACATGGACGGCGTTGTTGCCGACTTTGATGCCAAGGCACGAGAAATACTAAAAGACTGCGACTTTGATACCTTAAATGAACGCTGGCCCGAGGATGGCTGGAATCAAATTAAAAACTATCCTCACTTCTATAGATCAATACCCAAAATGCCACAGGCCGACCTCATGATGCGTCTTGCCGAAAGATTCCGCGATGAACTAGGCTGGGATCTCTACATGCTGACTGCTATTCCCAGGTTTAACGACATGCCCGACTGCTTTTGGGACAAAATAGAATGGATGAGAGAATACTATCCCAATATCATTGTGCGGTTTGGCCCATATAGCGAAGACAAACAACATCATTGTCGTCCTGGTGATATACTGGTCGATGACCGTACCAGCAATTGCGTACAATGGCGCAGCAGTGGTGGCCATGCTGTACAGGTACTACCGGGCAAATACGAATTAGCATTAGCTGGATTGGAGGAGTTGTTTAAATTAGAATTATTGCGATTGAAGGAAAAGTTCTAATACGAATAAATACTAAAAAGGATTTACAGACCCATGAGAATCGACGATTTAATTTCTATTATTCAACTGGCAGGTATAAAAAGAACTGTCTCTGAGGCCGGCCAAGAAGAGGTTGGGCGTCAAGATGCTGTCGCTAAATTAAAAAAATTAACCGCACCCGATCCTATGGGTGGCGGTAATCATGCTTATGTGGATCCAAAAACTGGCACTATCATGTATAGCGGAAATGCAGGCGGTGAGGGCAACCCTTCCCCTGTAGGATCGGCAAAACAGTGGAACGATCCTGAAAACGCCACTGCTATTGTGGGGCGTGACTTAAAAAATTTACTAAAACAAGCAGGATTACAGGTTACTGCAGATGCTAAGGGTAATGCTCGGGTCGATCCAACTGCTTTTGCTAATTTAGGTAAGGCACCTGCAGCAGCATTACCGACAACCCCTACAATTGTTCCTGGACCACCGGGCTCGGCAACGGCCATTCCCCCTCCCGGACAGTCATTAGGGGCAGCATTGGCTTCGGGTAATGAACGTGATCCTAATAGTGGTAATCGAGTAAATGCACAACAGGCAGCCGCTGCAGGAGCTACCCCGGCTGAAATAGCTGCCGGAAACCCACCAGGCACTAATTTGTCTACTCCAACTGGAAACCCACCAGGCACTAATTCGTCTACTCCAACTGGAAACACATCAATGGCAGGTGCGGCTGCATGGAGACCACCTGCTGCACCAAATACCGATGTAAGTTCCAGAGCCGACTACGAAGGGGATGTCAACCCTAGCAGCGGTGGCGGCAAACCGGCAATGCCAAACTACTCTCAAGATGCAGCCGCTAAGAAAAAAAGACAATTAATGCCAGTTGACCCGGCATTGAAACAAGTTCAATCATTACTATCAACAATCCCTCAACTTAAAGAATTGCTCGGCCCATACGGAGCAGATGGTAGAATGGGAAAACATACTAGAAACGCTATTACAACATATCTACAGACTCATCCTGATGATGCTGCAGAGCCTGCATTCAAAGCTATTCTTGACAAATATAAAATACCAGTTCCAAACGCAAAACCACCAACACCAGAAAAGCCAGCAGTACCACCAACACCAGAAAAGCCAGCAGTACCACCAACACCAGAAAAGCCAGCAGTACCACCAACACCAGAAAAGCCAGCAGTACCACCAGCAGTATCAGGTGATCAGAAAGTAGGCAGAGTAGACCCCAGACCCCCCTATAACCCAAGAAACCCGGGTCCGGCGCAGGAATGGGATAAGAAATACAGTGCTACACATCATACAAATGGTACACCAAAAGCAGCTAAAACCGAAGACATTGAGTTAGCAGACCTTATTAGACTGGTGGAAAAATTAAAATGAGACAATCCAGAAGAAGAACAACTCCAGTAGTTTATACACAGCCTAAGACTACAGCAATATCTGAGGCTACTCGTATTGCTCTGCTGAGAGATCAACTGGATAGACTGACCGAAGCAATTACTATTAATTATAATGGTTCTCCACCGGCATCGGCACCGGGTGGCGGTGTTATCCAAGGCGTGGATGGACGACCATTAAGTACAAGTGCAACACCACCGGCCGGAGCAGCACCAGCATCATCACCGGCAGCAGCAACTAACAGCACCTGGAAACTCATAGCAAAAAAACTAGGAATAGACACAGCCGAGAAACTGTTAGGATTTGCAGGAAAAATACTTCCAAAATTTATTCCTGCTCTGGCTGCAGGTATCTATGGCCCACTGGCAAAAAAAAGATGGCATGAAGGTGACAAGGAAGGCGCATTTCTTGCTGCAGCACAGGTAGCCGGGGGTGTCATAGCACTGATACCTTTTGTAGGTCTACCTACTAGTTGGGCTATTACAGCTATGGTTCTTGCCTGGGAAGCAATGAGAGATACTCCAGAAGGTAAAAAGATTGAAGCACAAGCCGAGCAGGCAGCGGCAGCAGGACCCAGTGGCCCAAGCGGAGCAACACCGGCACCAAAGCCAGCTGAACCAAAAGCAGCTGAACCAAAGCCAGCAGAACCAAAAGCAGCTGAACCAAAAGCAGCTGAACCAAAAGCAGCTGAACCAAAGCCAGCTGAACCAAAGCCAGCACCTCCTCCGGAAAAAGGACCAAACCCCACTGGTGGTATTGGAAAAATAGACTGGTCTAAACTTAAACCTAACCCTTAATCCTCCGGCACACCAAACCGCAATAAAAACATACTGACTGAGGGCTCCCAACGAAAACTCACCGCACATAAATCACTATGTGCTAAACTCCACCCGGCCCAACACCATTCACACCAATGCCGACCTACCGAAATCTCTAACCACGACTGCACACAATCCACCGAGGCAACCCAGTCTTGGTTACCACGAGTATATACACGCGGCCACGGCACTACGGCACGATAAGGTAATTCTGGATAACGATCCCATAACATAGTATAGATATTTAACACAGACCGGCACCACTTGAGCCCACCCAAGCGCAGCGCGGAGCGCAAATTTTTCGCAAGATTTTTACCACCATCGACCACCCAACACCATAA